ATTGCCCAGGTTCATGTTGTTCGCTTCGAGCTTTTCTTCCAGGAGCCCGACAGTAGGATCGTTGACGTAGATACCGTTGCCCATAGCGCCCATGTCCGGGTTCGCGTGACTGACCGGAGAACGGAAATTGGTCCTGCGACTGGCACGCCGCATCTTACGGAGCAGGTCAGCGGTCGTAATATCGACGTACTGCGCGGCCCAGTTCGACCAGCGAGTATAGGTCTCGGAATCAATCCCGGCCCGCCCGGCCGTGAAACCGGTCGGATTGGCGCCGTTGAAGCCCTCGGTCGCGTTCTTGAGGACCCAATAAGAAACACCGAACGGCGTCTTGTTGTCGGTGGAATCCGTAGGCTTGCCCCACAGAACCTCTTCTAGGTACTCGAAGTACGAGATAATCATGCCGATGTAACGACTCTTGACAAGATTAACGACGGCAACACTGCCTTGCTGGAATGCAGGCTCGTGCTGGTCGTAAATGTACGATGCGTTGATGTGGCGGGGCGAAACCTTGCCCTGCACAAACGTATCGGTCAACTGCGTGCCATCGGTCTCGTACAGGCCGACGGAGCGTGCCGAGTGGTTGTGGTCCGTCTGGGCCTGGAAGGTCCATTCGTAACCGCCGGTGAACTTTTTTTTTCGCTTGTCCCACAGCTCACGAACCGCGACGTGATCGGAGAGATCGGTCTGCAGGTCCGTAAAAGCTCCACGGGCAATCAGCTGGTCCTGAGTCAGGAGCACAGCATCGTCGATTTCGGCATATTGCAAAGTCATGTCTTTCTACCTCTGGCCTCCGCTTGTCGCACAGACCTTGTTAATTTTAAGATGGATACGCGCGATCGAGTTCTTTGGCTATTTCGGCGTCCACATCCGCGACACTACCGCCGCCGCCGTTACCCGGCGCTCTGCGAGTATGTTGCTTCGCCCGAGCGGCCAGATCTTTCGCCTTCTTATCGTTCGCGGCTTTGGCGATAACATCACCCATTGTAATGCTCACCGCCTCTTCGAAAGCATCGCCGCGGCTCACGTCCTGCCCCGCGGCTTTATAGCCTGCGGCCAGTACATCGAACTTGCCACGAATCGCCTTCAACTTCTCGGGATTCTCCTTCACAGCCTTTTCGACCGCTCCGGTCAATCCGCTCGCCTTACCGTCGAACCAATCATCGGCCGACGTGTCCGGCGCTTCTTTCTTTCGCAGATCAGAAATATCTTTCCGCTGCATCCGAATAATCTCTCTCAGGGTCTCGTCGGCCTTGATGACATCTTCGTCCCAGTCCTTGGGGTCAGGGGCGGGAATATTCGCCAGCGGGTCTTCGCCTTCGCCGTCGTTCTCGCCATCGTTCGTCTTGGCCTTCTGTGCCTCTTCGAGCCGGGAAACGGTGCTCTCCAGCAATTCGGCACTTCCAAACTTTCTCGCCTCTGCCATCGTGAATCCGACCTTTACGGCCCGCTCAAGATGCTCGTCGGTTATTTTGTCTTCAACCGGCGCGTTTTCAACCGGCGCGTTTTCAACCGGTACGTTTTCAACCGGCGCGTTTTCAACCGGTGCGTTTTCAACCGGTGCGTTTTCAACCGGTGCGTTTTCGGCCTTTGCCTCTTCTTCCGCTGCTTTTATATCAGCGTCGACAGCGGCCTCAAGTTCTTCGTTGGTGGTTTTCATATCATCCTTATTATCGGCAATTACTTCCTTAGCCATTAGTCTTTCTCCTGGGTTGGTGGGTTAGCAAAAACTTGCCTTGTCATGTATGCCACGAGCCCGCAAGGCCTGGCGCCTGTGCGCTGCACTACGATAGACCGGATCGCCGTCGTCGGTTACTTCGGTGGGTATTCCCGCATCGGCCAGGTGCTTACGGAGGTCGGGGGCCTGACTGGCGTGGACTCCCGATGCGCAGCACGTGAAAGGCCAGCCCTTTAGCGAGGGCATAGCTATCGAACCGATCTCAGCGGCGAGGCATCGCCGAGCCGGCTTACTGCCGACCATGACGAAACGCGGAGCCTTGCCGATCGAGTAAGATCGCTCCTCGATCTCACCGTCCTTAGTCTTGTAGCAAAAAATAGCCATGTTATCCTGGGTTCCTTCCGAGGCTCTGAGCCTCGCTTTCTTGGAGCTTACCGCCCGCCAGGAGTCGTGACATAACGTCGGTCTGCCCCTGTCTGGTGGCGCCGGGTCGGTTGACCCTGATATTCGTCCGGGTAGTATTGGGTGATTGCAAGGCCGGTTGGGCGTTGCCCTGCGGCTGTTGCTGGTCGGGCGGCTGTCCGTCGAACTTGACGAGATTCTTCAACTCTGGCAGATTAGATAATTTCCCCACAAGATCGAGTAAAAAGTCAACGTCGACCTGTCCGCCCTGTGCCTCGATCTGAGGCAGAAGCGGCGTAACGTACTGAGCCATTACCTGACCGATCTTCTGGAGCTTGATCGACGGCGTATCATTGCCCATCGAGTAAGTGTCGATGTCAAGGTTGTAGTCCAGGAAGTCACCGTCCCGCGTCTCCGCGGACCACACGCTCCGGAGCACGATGTCCGTACCCTCGACCTGCTTCTCGATCACTCGCTCACGAACAGGATCGGTCCATGCGTACCACGCCAGATCGCCCATGATGCCCTTGGCAAAGTCGATGGTCTGGTCCTTCATGTAATCCATACGACCATTCGCAGCGGCGGATAGCATTTGGTCCTGACCGACCGTATCGCTCATCGGGGCCAGTCCGCCCAGCGAGTCGAGATTACCGGCCAGATAGGTGAACTCTCCCTTCGTCTGCTGATACATCAAAAGCGTGGGCTGATCAATACCGCCGACAGTAATCTGCTCCGGCTTCTGGCCATGGTAGGTTATCCCATCTCCGTCGCTTGCACCCTGAAGCGTGTTAACATCGTCATCGTTGCCACCTGCAAATGCGGCCACGGTCTTCTTTGCATCGGCTTGCCGACCGAGCTTACGGTATAGCATATTAGCCAGCTCGTGAAGATCTAGCATCAGGGCTACGGGCGCCAACGGCATGAGATTACCCGGCACGTCCGAAAATGTCAGTTTGCGATACGGGCCGGTGTCGGGACCGTCCCAATCGATCGGATCGCCGAATTGTTTCTTAGTAGTAATGCCGTAGGTTATGAGCTGGCCAGTATCGGGAATCCAGACATCCCTCGCTCGGACTCGCGCACCGTACTCTTGTACGTTCTCACTCTTGCTGACCCCTTCCGCTCGCGAACCGCCGTCGTCGCCGATAGTAGTGTGCTCGTCGGCCTGTAGCTTATCGTTTCCGGACATATCCCGAGCGGCCTGGAGTGACATCCAATAGTCATTGCCTTCGTATGCGATTGCCTCCATACGGTTTGCCGCGTAGTCGAGGAAGTAATCGTCGAGCGTGACCACATCGGCATAAGACTCTCCATACTCGTGGTCCATGATCCGCTTGCCAGAAGCGTAGATACCGACCTTGATGATTCCAATGCTGAAGATTGCCTCGACCACGGCACGCCTAAGCGTTCGACCCAAAGATATCTCGTCGGGAATCTGATTGATCGCCAGTTCCATATTCTTCGCAAACGGGATAAGCGATTGTATGCTCGTGCTTATCATTGCCCGCGGCGCACGGGCGGCGAGCTGCCTGGAATAGATCGTGACCGCAAGCTCAAGCAAATTAGTAGGGACTATCCATTCCGCACCCTCCTCAGCGTAGTGCGTTCCGACGTATTGCTTAATGGCGTTCAATCGCTCCTTGCGGGGTCTGCTCATTTGCATGATGGACGAGTCGATAGCTGTCGTAAGTTGTGCAAAGTTGAATTTCATTATCCCCAGCCCTTTCCAAGCGTGTCTTTGTTTTTCATGGCTTCGGCCTGTGCCCGCTGGTCCATCCGATAGGCCAATGAGCCGTAAGGGATCGTAGGTTCTTCAGCTTCTTCTTGTTTGCGATTATCTCGACAGCCCAGGGCGGCAAGGGCATCGGCGATAACCTCATCGCCGTGTGCTGTCCGAGCTCCGGACGGGTCTTGGGCGTTTGCGGCCGCGCTATGCTCCACCGTTTCGGGTCCGGTTCGTATGAACTGGAGACATTCGTTCATTCCAGTCTCGGACCTGTTAATAAACGCATGATCGGCCAGGTCGGACCGATAATCTTCCAGTAAGGCATACTTCGCCGGTCCGCTCAGGTAGTAGCCAGGCTCGTCACTGATCTTATGCGTTACCTTCTTCTCATTGTGGCGGTAATAGATGTTCCCGTAATGCGAGCCGATGACCTGCTGAGTGAATACCTTGCCGGTCGGACCGGAGGCGTCCCAAATCATCAAGGCGCCGTTAAAGAAGTTCGCCAGAGCAATCGCGAGCTTTGCAAACGGGTTCGGCCTAAGGTTCGGAGTCTTCAGCAATCCGATCTTCTCACGAGTTTTCTTATCCACGATCGAGCATACGGAATTACTAGCGCCGGTTCCTGCAGAAACGTCCGTGCCTATCACAAACTGACGGTCCTTGGCCGGTTGATCGTTTGCGTCCAGTGCGATCCACAGTTCGAGTATACCCCTGCTATTGTCAGCGAATCGCTTAGGATGAAACGATTCCGCATCAAACTCCAAATCGCCTCGACGGATCGATGGCCTGCAATACTTTTTTCTCAGCAAGTCAATTGACTCGGAATCAAAATATTGGTACGCGGAGCCGAGGAAGTCGATATCGAGCTCCTGGGCGATTTCCATCGCACTTGCGCACCTCGCGCACTGGACGTCGTACCATGGCGATCTGAGCTTGCCGTCCAGAATGAACGGGTAATCGTCGGGGAACATAACCTCTTTGGACTTGCGATCGCCCTTTTGACGGACCTTGACGATACCCCTGAATCCGTCGAGTAGTTTCGGCTTCTTGACCCGGTTGGTATTGTAGAGGCCGCGCTTCTTCTCGGGATGGCTCGACCAGTGCAGCCGAATGATACGGGCCGACGTGTTGTGTACGACATCGTAGAAGCCGTTGTTACTGCCCTGGGGCGTTGAGTTGAACCCGCGGCAACTCGTGGTGTCGCGAGTAGCTTTGAGCACTAAGAAACCGTCGTTAAGTTTGAACGCGGCATGTTCGTCAATGAACATGGCGGTGCGCCGGTCCCCCCTGCCGGCGTCACTGGTAGTACTTTCTCCGTCGATCACGCTGTCAG